GACAACATACCGCTGATGATGTCCGACCACGGATTCCAGACGGCGTGGAAAGACTACAGAAAAGCACACCGCGGCGCAAAGTTAGACGAGCCAACCATGAAAAAACTGATGTACTCGTCGGACTATGTAAGAGGGTTGGACAACCTGCCTAAAGTGCTAAGGGAAGCCTACCTGAACGGAAACATGGACATATTTTCAGGTCAGTACTTCTCGGAATTTAACACTGATATCCACGTAATTGACCCGATTGTTATTCAACCGCACTGGAAAAAGACAGCCGCGATTGATTATGGCTTAGACACGTTTGCGGCGTTGTGGTTTGCAACTGACGAACACGGACAAACGTATTGCTACCGAGGACATGAAAGCGTTGGGACGCTGGTGTCGGACGCGGGAAAATTGTTTAGGGAGCTGTCAAGAAACAGTGACGGAACATACGAGGATATTGAATTTTTCGTTGCCCCGTTCGACATGTGGAACAAGAGCCAAGACACCGGGATTCCAAAAATAACTACATTTGCGGAGAACTGCGGGATCCCGTACATGGAAGCTGGGCGTGACCGCGAATCTGGATGGGTGCAATGCAAAGAATACCTGAAGTACTCGGCAAAGAAAAACGAGTATAACGAACAGGTCGTTATTCAGCTTCCAAGAATGCTGTTTTTCAGAACATGCGGTAAGATTCTTGATTTTATTCCTGAACTACAGTTTGACCCAAAGAAACCAAACGACACGATGAAAGAACCCCACGAAATCACCCACTCGCCGGATGCTTGGCGGTATTGGTGCAGTACATGGCAGACGGGCGCGGTGGTTCGTCCCGAAAAGAAAGAGTATCATTTTAACATTATGAAACCGAAAGAGGAGTATGGAGAAGTAAATGAGGCTTACGCAGCCGGAGGGTACTAATGGAATACATCATAGCCGCCGTAATGGTGGTTTTTTTATGCCTTGGATGTCTGTTCGTCGGAATAAAAATTGGAAAATCGCTAAGGGAGGTGCGAACGATTGAACGGATGATTGAAAATGGAAACGTGACAACCGAAACGTTTGAGACAGTAAAAGTTGAAAAACCGAGCAAACCCGAAGAAGGAATGACACACGAACGGGCGGCGCAAAACTGGCAGGAATTTGAACCAAAGTACACGGAGAGATAATATGACAGAAGCATGGCGGCAATACGAATACGGTATTGACTATAAAAACTCAATACATTTGTTCAACACGGTTAAAGAAAACTTGAACTTTTATCATGACCGCCAGTGGGAAGGTTGCGAGGCTCCGGGTATGCCTATGCCCGTGATGAACATTATCAAGCCGTCTATTTCGCTTAAAGTCGCTCATATTCAAGACCCGCAGATCACCATAAAGTACATCACTGACGGCGAAGCGCCTGACATTGAAGCTTTCTTAAACATCATGACGCTGTACGGGAAAAGGACATGGCGGCGCTTGAAGATGGACAAAAAGAACATGACCGGATTAATCGGAGCGGCGAACACCGGGGACTACATTTTATATCACTGGTGGAACAATCGTATTGAAACCGGACAGCCGTTCAAGGGCGACATCGACAGTATGATTATCGACAACGTAAATTATTTTCCGGGGGACACCAACAACCCAGACGTTCAAAGCCAGCCGTATATTATTCTGTCCATGAGAAAACCCATTGACGAGTGGAAGCGCCTTTTCAAAGGAAACAAAGACGGGATCGTACCCGATGAAGATACCGAGTACACTGCTGGAGATTACGGCAAAATCGAACTGGACGGAGAAAAGAAATGCACCGGGCTTTTGAAGATGTGGAAAGAGGACGGGAAAGACGGGTTGCCCGAAGTCTGGTTCTCTTATCATACGAGAAATGTTGAAACGAAACCTAAAAAAGCCAACCTGAGGCTTTACCCGATTTCAAAGATGTGTTGGGAAGAAGTCACAAATTGTGCGTTTGGAAAAGCCCAAACCACAGGAATGAAAGCCAATCAAGTATTCTTAAACAAGCAAATGGGGTTTGTGCAGGCATACCTGATGCAGACTGCGTTTCCTCCCGTGATCTATTCAAAATCCATGTTGCCGGACGGATGGAGCAACAAAGTCATTAAAGCAATCGGCGTAAACGGAACCGACATAAACAACGCCGCGAGGTACATGCAGCCTCCGCAGCTTCCGGCTGATGTGTGGGTGGCGATTGAAAAAGTCAAGCAAATGACAATGGAACTCATGGGCGCAAACGACATCGCAATGGGTAAGGTAACAAACCCGGAGAACCGTTCGGCGTATATCGCAGCCCGTGACGCAGCGTTATTCCCATTGGCGGGACATCAGCTTATGTTTCATCAGATGATGGCTGAAACCGGGAACATATGGCTTGACATGTTTCTGTCTCACTACGACACCGAACGCATGATTGCGATTGAAAACGACGGCATGACAACGCAAGTGCCGTTTGACAAAACGCCGTATGAAAATCTTGTGTTTGACTGTGATATCGAGGTTGGCGCATCGCAGAGATGGAGTGAACTTGCCGAGGTCACAACATTGGAAAACCTGCTCCAGCAGCAGAAAATCACGTTCAGTCAGTTCCTTGAGCAGGTTCCTCCGGGGTACATTCCGAACAAGGACAAGCTGCTGCAACAGGCGCAACAGATGGAACGGCAGCAGCAAGCGTTACAGATGGCACAAGCGCAGATGGGGCAGCCACGCCCACAGGGAGGTATGTAATTGAAGTTCATGTTCGGGTTGCCGAGTGCTACGGGATGGTTTGATACGCATGTAACATCGTCAATATTGAACCAACTTGCGTTCGTGGTGGAAGGTAAACACGGAATTTTAAACAGCCTTGTACACCACACGCTGATTCATAACGCGAGAAATCAAATCGCGATGGCGGCGATCAATAAAGAATGCGATTATCTGTTTTTTGTAGACTCCGATTGCGTTCTTCCTGTAGACGCGCTGAAAAGACTGTATGAACACGACAAAGACGTTGTGGCAGGAATGTATTTCGGTAAAGTATCGCCGTTCCCGCCGATTGTGTACCAGAAAACACCCGAAGGATTATACAGACATCTTACGGACTACCCGGAAAATTCACTGGTTGAAGTCGACGGCGTGGGTATGGGGTGCTGTTTGATCAAAACCGAAGTGCTCAAGCATTTCGTGTTTGATAAGGAACTCAAATACGCAGACGGAAAGAACGAGTTTGTAAAAGAATCGTTCGGGTTTGAACCGATTATGTCACCGGACGAAAACAGGGTTTCAATCGGGGAGGACCTATCTTTCTGCAAGCGATGTCAGGACTTGGGTTACAAGATATACGTTGATACCGGAGTACAGTGTGAACACCAGACAGTACGATACATCAACGAACAGTATTTCAAAGAAACAAAAAAACGCATGGAAGCCGCCGAACAAGGCGGTTTTTAAATACCGCGATCCAAGCGGAAAACAAGGAGCTTTTAAATGTCAGATCAGAGCGTTGCCACTCCAACGGCAGCCGCAACCACTCCAAACGTTGCAACTGATACAGCGGGCAATCCCGCAGAACAGCCTACGCAAGTAGACAAAACGATTAAGTACAAGTACAACCACGAGGAACAAGTCCTCGATCTTTCCAAGCCAGAGGACATGGAACGCGCAGCGGAGTACTTGCGCGAAGGCCGGTATTTTCTTGAAAAAGGAAAAGGAAAACTGGCTGAGCTTGAATCCGACGAAGGGTTCAAGTGGATGCGCGATGTTGCGAAAGAATACGGCGTAACTCCCGCAGACCTCGCTAAAAAGTGGGGCGCTGAAATCAAGGGAAAGATCGTCAACGATTATGCCGAGGCCAACGACATAACGCCCGAAAAGGCCGAAAAAGAGCTGAAAAACAGCGCGGAGTTTAAGGAACTCAAAGACGAACTCGACGGGCTGAAAAAGCGACTTGCGGTTGACGATGAAGTAAAAGCGTTGTTCAAAGACCACCCAAATCTTACAGCTGACAAAATCCCGGCAGAAGTGCTTGAACGTGCAAAAACGGGCGAGGTCACTTTGTCGCAGGCCTACAAGGAATGGGAGGACAAGCAGAAAGACGCCAGAATCGCCGAACTCGAAAAGCAACTGAGCGTAAAGAACACCAACGATACGAACGCGGAATCGTCAATGGGCAAAGTCGATCCCGCAGAATTTGAAGGCGAACTGACCGAGGAAATTGTGAGGAACATGACTCGCGAGCAGCGCCAGAAAAACATGCCCAAAATCCTCGAAGCTATGGCGAGGGGGTTCAAGAAAAAATAGAAAGGATGATGCCATATGGCAACTACAAACACCAATTTTGTACCTGAAGTTTATTCCGATTTGCTGCTGATGGACCGCGACAGAGAGTCTGCGTTCATCGCGCTTGCCGATACGGAGTACACCGAGAAAGGTACGTCGAAAGACATTATGACACAGGGCGACAGAGTTCACTTTGTGTCTGTTCCCAAGCCCTCGGTGAGCGCGTATGCGTACACCACACTTTCCGAGCAGGAAATGAAGGACGCGACGATTGAGCTTGAGATCAACCAGGCCAACTACTTCAACGTGGCGTTCAACGACGTAAAGACGCGGCAGAGCGTTCGCAGCATCGAGCCGGAAATGATGAAAGAGGGCCGTAAGGAACTCGTAAAGACCGCAGACCAGTACATCGGACGGTACACGCTTGCCGAGTGCTACACCACGGTTACGCAGACAGCCTTAACGTCCGCGAACATCATTTCCACGATCTCCAGCGCAGCGACATACCTCTACCAGAACGATGTTCCGTATGAGGAAGAAATTTCGTTGGTAGTGTCCCCGGCGATCCTTGAAAAGATTCAGATGGCAGACATTTTGTTCAACACGGACAACTCCAGCGCGATTGCAAAAGGCGCGGCTGGATGGGCTGGAATGATGAAGAAGTTCATCAATATGCGGGTTATCGTTTCCAACAACGTGTACGTGAGCGGGAGCGTGAACTACTGCAAGATGCTCACCCGCAAAGCGTTCGCGTTCGCCGAGCAGATCGCGCCGGGTTCGGTTGAAAAAGTGCGGTCGACCACGGACTTCAAGGACATTATCCGCGGTTTGCACCTGTACGGCGCGAAGGTTATCAAGCCGAAAGAAGTTATCTCGCTGGCGCTGACAACCGCGTCC